GATTGCGCGTGACACAAAGGAATACGATTCGTCCAAACTGTACGGTCGCGGCGGCAAGGTAGTGAAGGGCAAGCGCAAGCCTGTGAAGGAAGAAGCCGAGCAGATTGAAGAAATGCACAAGGCGGGAGACACCGTAAAGGTTCCCCATAAGGGCAAGATGGTGCGCGGCAAGATTGTTCGCCACGACAGCGGCGGTGGCGGCAAGGCACAGCAGCACGGTGGTGGCTATGTGGTTGATGTTGGCGAGTACGGGAGCATCACTGTTCCTGGTCACAAGGTTGTAAAGGAAGCCGCTAGCGGATTCAGCCGAAAAACATTGGATTCGTATATTGCCAAGCGTGGTTCGCAACTGTCGTCCATGTTGAGCGGACACACCCGTGGCAAGCAACTCACTGGCAAGCAGCAAGCGAATGCCGTCAAGGGCATCAAGGCGGCAATGGCTGCAAAGACCACGAACGAAGAGGTTGTTGACGAAGCCCTCATCGGCGGTCAGAAAAAACTAGATGTAAACAAGAACAAGCGTCTTGATGCACAGGACTTCAAGATGCTCCGCTCCAAGAAGAAGCCAGTAGAAGAAGCCCTCATCGGCGGTCAGAAGAAACTGGATGTAAACAAGAACAAGCGTCTTGACTCACAGGACTTCAAACTGCTCCGTGCGAAGAAGAAGCCCGTGCAGGAGCAGGAGCAGAAGAAGCCGTGGTGGATGACCTCTACCGCAGCAGAACTAGCCGCCGCTGCTCAATCTGCTTCGGACGCTCGTAAGGGTGAAGAAGCGGAGAAGCGCAAGCGTCACGCACAACAGAACCGCCGCATGAAGTGGACGCTTGCAGACAAAGCGCAGGGAAAGAAGACGGTCAAGGAAGCGGCTATGGGCAAGCCCAAGAAGATGATCCCTGTGACCAAGACCAAGGACGGCAAGAAGGTTTCCACCAAACTCATTCCAGCATACACGCCAAAGAAGCCTGTGAACGAGTACACCGAGACTATGGGCGGCATCCCGCTCGCTGTCCCCGAACCCACCACTGCAATGGCAGACAAGAGCGGCAAGGGCAAGCGATTCCACAAGGGTGCAATCAAGTCCGTGGCTGAAGCCGTTGCAAAGGGCAAGAAGGCGAAGAAGCCAAGCACACACCAAGGCGCGGCTAATGTGATCGGCAAGCAGAAGGCAATCAAGTCTCGTCTTGAAAAACACGATATGCGTTGGTGATGCCAACCACTATACATTATGGATTTCAAGCAATTGAACCGCGACAATTTCATGTTGTATTGCATGGGAAACTACACCAACCCCGACTGCACGGGGATGGTGGAGTTCAGCGAAGACTTGGCGCGGATCAAATATGTGAAACGCTTGCTCAAGCGATATCGGCGCACAGGAAATCTTCGAACCATACTCCTACTGAACCACCTCATGGTGCTTGGGAATGTGTTTGGTCGCACTCCTGCATCCCGTATGTTGTTTCATAAATTAGAGAGCGATATCCACACACCACTGAAAACAGTTTTGTTGTACTTGGACTACATAGATGAGCGGTCTGTTTTTGATGGAATTGTGGTGGCAGACTTGGAAATTGATGACCGACTGGCGCGGATTCTACGAGGACTAACATGAGCAGTTCGGCAGCAATACCACTATTTCAGACTACCCCGCGCGCTTGGTGCTTGGTGTCCAATCATACTGTATCAGGAACCGCGATTCAAGCCGCCTTTGATGAAAAGAACTTTATTGATGGATACAATCTGTACATCGACAAAGACACACAGAACTACTCCACAAGCGTAAACTTCACTGGCGCACTAAAGTTCTCGTTCGTGACACCCATGCGGGACAACAAGTACAAGATTTTTGTGAATGCTTATCGTTCAGCAGGACTGCCGTTCATGTGCCACGCTTTGAACTCCACACAGTATCCAAAGACACCTGAATCATTTTGGATCAGAATGGGATACTGGCTCACAGGCGCACCAGGCGTAAATGACCCCCCCGCTGGCTCGGGACGAACAAAGAATCAAATTGGAAATGTGCGCCTTTGGGATAACGGACCTTCCGTGATTGGAGTATATGTGCTATGAGTAGTTCATCATCGAACTTTGGAGCGTTTGCCACTCCTCTGCCTGCGTGTGATGCGTGGGGGAACATTCGTTTGGGTACAAACACTAGCACAAACGCCACAACTCTAGTGAATGGTAGCGGAATATCTGCGGTGCGGTTCACTTCCACAGGAATTCACGGCATCAGTTTCAGCAATCCTGATAGGTTTGGTGGTGGTGCTTATGTGTTTCTTGTGACACCAGAGTACGCATCTCCAACTGTTGGTCCTTTTGTGGTTTCTGGAGTGAAGGTTGGTGGCGTGACTGCGCCTGGTCTGAGTTCAGGATTTGTTCTGTCAACATACGGATTTCAGACTCCTGCGGTGGCTGGCGGATTCACGATAAACGGTCCACTAGACATCTCTGCCAATACGGTATGGGCTAATGTGGCAGCGTTCTCTTTCAAGACCACCCGCGACCTGTACGATCCGTATGTTGCAAACCTCTCACAATACAGCGAAGACTTGACACAGTGGAGTCCCTTAATAGCAGGAACTGGTGTGAATCCAGTTGTGGAATCAAATGTGGAGCCAAATCCAGTCACGGGAGAACTGAACGCAGACAAGGTTACCCTGAACATTGGCGCAACATCAGCAAACGCTGGTGACTACTCTATATTGCGTAGAGATATATTTTTCAATTCTACTTTTGGAAAAGGTGTAACTGGAGCAAACGGACTATACACATGGTCTTTCTGGGCAAAGAGTGCGGGTGGTGGAGCAACACTTACTATTCGTGGACCTGCTGGTGGTCCATACACACACATCACGCTAACGCCAGATTGGAAAAGATACAGCGGAACAGAACAGATTGCAGACACAGCAGTGACTGCTATCAATTCAGTCAACTTCACTCTTCGCGGCAGTTTTGTTTCAGGACTGAATGCATCAACGGTATCTGCATACATTTGGGGAGTTCAGGTAGAGCCAGGCTCCGTGGCTTCTCCGTATGTGAAAACGGAAGCCACCTATCCTGTATTCGGCAATCAAGACGCAAAGAAGCGATTCGTGCCTGGTGCATCTGGATACGGACTCACTGGCGCAACATACTCGTCAAGCATCACTGCACTGAATTCGACTCGTACACCAACAGCATACGGGACAATTGTGGTTCCCCCTTTCAAGACCCCCTCAAACAATGCTGCGGTCATTGCGTACACTGAAGGAACATCGAATGTATCAGGAGTAAGTGCAGGGGCAAACTCCACCTTTGATGTGTTTTTCGCCAAGCCAATGAAAGATGCCAACTACTGTGTTGTGTTGTCCGCAGAAGTGGAACCAGTTGCCAATACTCCTGATTACACCAGTGTGAATGAGTATCCTGTTTTGTTTATTGATCGCACATTCAAAACCGTGGACGGTTTCCGTGCTATTAGTTTGAGGCAAAACTCTGCCACGAACGAATTCACACGATCAGCAGCACACTACCAAAACGGACTGAAAGAAAGAATCCATTTCATGGTTTTCGGAGGAGGCACATATGGACAAGCGTAATATCAAAAAATTCTCGTCTTTTGTCAGCGAAGAATTTCCTCCACCCATTTCTCCCATCGGAAACATCGCTTCTGGCGCAAATGTGGCGGGTCTGCCTCCTGATCTCCCGCCAGTACCGACCGCCGCACAGAGAAAGAAGTCAAAAATTCTAAAGCGGAAACTGCCGAAGACCTAAATACAGGGTAAACGCTTTAGAAAGGAAGTGACTACATGATTAGTCCTGAACTCATTTCGTTGGTTGGTGGTGCTGCCACAGGGTTCCTGTTCCGCTTCATGGCAGAGAAGCGTCAAGACCAAAAGGAAATGTTTGAACGCCTCATCGCGGCGAATAAGCAGACCACAGAGAACCAAGATAAGGCTGCACAGCGTGTTCCGCTTGATGTAGGCAAGGGCATCCGCCAACTCATTGTGCTTGCAGTGCTGTTTGCCACTATGATGGCTCCATTCATTCTGCCGTTCTTTGGATTGCCTACATTCGTTGAGGTGGACGCACAGAACCCCGAGGGGTTGTTTGGGCTGATTCCCGCCACTACCAAGAAGTATTTTGTAGAAGTGAACGGCTTCTTGTTTGCGTCAGAAACTCGTCAAATCCTCGTAAGCATCGTGGGCTTCTACTTTGGTAGTGCCGCTGCTTCCAACAAGTCGTAAAGGAGCCGCACATGAAATACATTCCATTACTGCTACTTGCATTTCTCGGTGGCTGCACCACTATGACCGCGCCAGAGATGTTGCCAGACAACACCACCGACAGCGTGATCATGATGAAACTAAAGCACGAAATCCTGAACGGCGACAAGATCAGTCAGAACTGGGGATGGATACTGTGGTATCTGCCAGTACTGCTGCTCGTAGTTGCTTGGGCTTGGAAGGAATTCATCAACAAGCCAGTACACATTGATGACGAAGGACCGTGTGAGGAGAAGACCACACCTCCCACCGATCCGCAGCAGCCCGCGCCTTAATCGTCCGCCACGCGGATGTCTTCAGGCAGGCTCTCGTACATCTTCTTGCAGATGTAGTAAGAGTCAACAATATCTGAAACAGGACTCACGGACTCTTGACGCTTCGGTGTCAAGAGTCCTTTCAGGTCCACTCCTGTTTCCTTCAGCCACGAATCGTACATGGCGTTCTTGTCTGCGTTGCCCTTGCCTGTGGCGAACTTCTTCACCTCGGTGGGCGGGATGATCGTGACGGGAATGCTCAACTGATACAGTTTGTATTTAAGAATGCCTGTGTTCTCTGCGATGTGAAACACCTTGCCGCTGGCAGAGTAGGCGTATCCCTCAAGTGCCACATGAGCGCAACCCATCACGATGTCCATTGCCCAGTCTGCAATGGTTTCATAGCGGTGCTGATCGTTGTCCCAATCGCTCAACCGCTCACCGAATATATTGAGAGTGCGAATCTCGCTCTGTCGCTTGTTGTCCGTCAGGAAATAGAACGAGCAACCGCTGTACGAGAATTTCCCCGTAGAGTTTGCGCGGAACAGGCACACGGCTGGACCACAGAGAGAATAATCAATTCCTGCTATCACCATAACCATATTTAGGTCGCCTACATAATCGTAGAAAGGAGGAATCCATTCATGATTCCATCAAATGTGCAGACGGAGAATTACAATGAGACAGTCCTGATCCCCGTTCTTCAGGACAAGGTGACGAACCTAATGAATCAAGTGATTATTCTTGAAGCCAAACTGCAAATCAGTGAAAAGCAGAAGGCTGAAGTTCAGAAAGAATTGGAAAAGGCTTTGCTTGCAGCGTCAGAAGCCAAGCCAACGGGCGAGCAGAACCCCGACTAAAAAAGAACACGCCGACAACAGGACTCTTTGTGTACGGGTCAATTGCATGGGGCAACCTCCATTGCTCTGATGATCCAATCGCGGAAGAGATCAAGCCTGGTAGCGGAGTTCTCGAAAAGATGTCCCCTCGTAACACCCAATGAGGAGATGATCCCAACGAGAACTCCGCTATTGTCGTAAATTGCCCCACCCGAATCACCAAACCAGATAGTGCCGTCAAGGGGCAACATTTTGAATACGGTGGGTTCCTCTACAAGCGTTCCGTAGTTCCACAGCACGCCAGGATTGCTTCTGCGCCGTATTCCCCCTCCGTAGCCTATTGCCGTCAGATCCTCTCCACGCGCCAACTGGTAGCCTTTCTGTGGCAGCGTGGCGGGTGTGGCAGGGCATGGCGTGTCCAAGCGCAGCATGGCTAGATCCACGAAAATGACCTCTCCAATTTTGTACTGTGGATGCACCGTAACAGAGTGGATCTTGAAGAATTCCCCACCAGAGATGAACCAGTAGGGCTTTATCCCTTCGGTGCAGTGCGCGGCGGTGAGAACATGGAAAGCCCCCACAAGCACACCGCTGCCGTATACCGTGCCGTCCTCCCGTGCTAGCGCACCCACGGCGGTGTCTTCGCATTCAGAAATACGAGAGAAGCCCCGCATGAAGGCTGGCTCCACGGGGGCTTCTACGAGTTCAATCTCCCCGCTCTTCGGCGGGGGTGCGCTCTTCGGCGCAGTGGTGGCGGCGATGTCCCATGCACAGGCTTGCAGCAAGACGAGTGCAAACGCCAGGAGAAGAGAATGGACTGCACCTCTCTTCATGTAAATATCTAGTGGACTTGGCGGAATAAAAATTGACAGATTTACAAAAAGAAACAACCCCCGCCGAAACGGGGGTTGTCGGACGAGAGATGCGATCTCCCGTGGGGTTGTCGCGTATCTTAAGACAGAGGCGACCTTTTATGTAGTCAAGTCAACCACTTCGCACTTGTCGCCTGAACACGCAAAGGTCTGCGTTCCCTTCGTGGTGTCAGACTTCTCGTACTGTGTGAGTTCACTCCAATCAATGGACTGCGGCAGTTTAGCCGCAGCGGCTTCATACTGCTCTGCTGTGCAGTCCTGATACGGAGCCTGCTGATAGGTGTGATCGGAGTGGGGCAGGAACGAAATGCCGCTGATCTCGTCAAAGTGCGCGTACACCCACGCACCAACCTCCATCCACTCATGCTCACGAACAGTAACCGTGATGCTTGGCTTGTGTTCGCACCAGTGACGCTGATAGGTGAGCCACAGTTCAAGGTGTTCAATCGCAGTCATGTCGTTGCGAGTGACCGATCCCACAGCCTTCTGAGGGAACGAGAACACCATAGTGTGATCAGGACGCATCACACACGGCTCCGCAGGAAATCCCTTGTCAATCATAAACTGACACATGGGGTCTTTGCGGTCGGCACGAACAGTGCGGATGTAGTACTCGTTGTGACGAGCATGGATGCCGCTGGCTGCATCCGTCAACTGCGAAACCGTGCCGCTTGGCTTCACGCAAGTAATAGCCGCTGCGGGGTTGATGCCGATCTTTTTAGCCCACTCCTTGTTCGTGGCAACCGCGTCAGCCTTGAGCAGTTCAAGCAGAACATTCAGGTTGTCGCCCTGTGTCCGCATGAAGTGGTTGTCAAGAATGCCTGTGAGCGACACACCAAGCAGGCACTCCTCTTCGCAGTTCTTGCGCCAATCGCTGCTCAGATACGGGAAATAGGTGAGCGAGGCTTGCCAAGTGCCAAGGATGGCAGCAAGACGCACCTTGCGCTTCAGCGTATCAGGAGTGTCCTCAGCGCGAACAATCACCTCGGACAGGTTGCAGAACTCCTTGTCGCGGAGAATGATCTCGGAGCAGGGGTTCGTGCCGAACTCGTAAGACGCATCACGGCGATCACCAAGTTTCTCCACGGTCTTCTGTGCGGCTTGACGATTGAAGATGCCGCGCTCACCGCTCTTGCTCTTGTACAGCGATACCCACTCCTCCATGAATGTGCCGATCTCTGGCTTCTCCTTGAAGGCTACGGAGTTGTTGGCTAACGCCCTTTGGGGGTTGTCCAACCACCACTGCCCAACCTTTGCATCACGCATCCTCTCGTCCGTGAGATTGGATAGCGAGATAAGAGCCGATCTACGGACGCCCCCGACAACGACAATCTCTGCAATCTTACAGATAATGTCGTGACATTCAATGGAGGTGAGTTTTCTGCCAGCACTCTTCTTAAAAGTGCTGACGGTAAATCGGAAGAGGTCTTCAAGCGGCTGAGGTCCACTTGCGCGTCCACCGAAAGTCTTGAGGCGGGAACCAGCAGGACGAATGTGAGACAAGTCCCATCGGGGGATTTGACCTCCAATAAGTAGGGATACCAGTTCTCGGTAGGCTTTTGCCCAACCTTCCTTGGAGTCCTTGACCACAATGAGAGTATCGCTGTTAGTAAACTCTTCAGCGATTGTAGGAAGTTTTTCAACATACTGCCTCTCCACGCTGAAGCCTACACCCGTTCCGCACATGAGAACATACAGGATCTCATCAAATGCGCGAACCTTGTTGACCGCGACATATGAGCAGTTGTAGCCTGCGGTGTTGTCACGCTTGAGTGCTTCTCCTGCGGTCATCAGCGACCGCATGGACGGCATGACTTCAAGATTCAGGACTGCTTCACGAAGTTCTTCACGGACTGCTTTATTTATCTTCACGCCCCGCTCGGTGAAATGCTCGTCAAAGAAGCGGAAGTAGCGGTCAACCGTTTCTTCCCAAGACTCACGGCGTTTCTCGGATTCAATCCAACGGCTGTAGCGGGAAAGATGGATGAAATCCTGATAGAGGGTAGGCAATCGCTTCATGTTTTTACTCCTTGGTTATTGGGTAGAGTATGTAGAGTGCATCATAACAAGAAGAGGGGCTTTCGCCCCTCTAAAGTAATCGGATGAGTATTTGGTTTCAGGGTTCGGTTTCGTAATTTGGTAGCGTTCCTGCCCATTCCTCGGCGGACACCACAGACAGTATTTCCTGTCTGTTGTATGGTCCTTGCATTTCCGATATTGCGGAAACAGACGATGGAGTGTCTGCTCCCTTCCACTTCACTATGGCTTTGCTGCCGTCTATTGAAACACGAACACCCTCTCGCGTACACATGGTTTGTGTGTAATCAACAGACTCCAGTTCCGATGATGGAATCACTGCATAAAAAACTGGATCGTTATGAATGACCATAGCGTTTCTTTGACCGTTCGTAGTTGGTTTCTATTTCCGAATCGGTCAA